GGTGGTTTTTGGTTTCACCCTCAGGTAAAAACTGGGGGTGTTTTATTACAAAAAAGCCCCATCGTAGAAACGACAGGGCTACCTTTATTTCAAAAAAACACACAAACTACTTTTTCTTAAACTCTTGCATTGCGTAAGTTAACATACCAACCAAGGTTAATACATATAAGCTTCTAGTAATCCAATGCCATTGTAGTGGATTAAACTCATTTACTATAAAAGCAAATGGTAAATAAACACCTGCAAACAAAACTAATAAATTAATTATAATTTCCTTGATATTTGTTTTCATAAGAATAAGTTAAAATGGCAAGTCCTTTTTTGGCTTACCGTCAGCTACCCATGTGTCTAGCTCGATATAGAAACCTGCTTCACCTGGTTTAGCATCCTTTTTGTTTTTAATAAGAATGTTAGCCCAACCATTATTAGTTGCTGCAAAGTCATTCATTTTCTTTAAATCATCAGGGCCGAAAGATACTTTCTTAAACTCCCCAAATGCTGTCTTCATTGTGAAAGACCTTCCTAGGAAAATCTTCTCTTTAGTTACTGCCATTGTTTTTTGTTTTATTTATTAAATACTATTGCTCTTTGATTCAGGCTTTGTAGCTGCTAAGATTTCTTTTAGCTTAGGCCTATGTTTCATATCTATTGCAAAGTCAATTAAGACTTGTTGTAAAAAGTCAAAAGTTTCCTGTGAGAAAACATCTTTGTTTTTCTTTACTGTTTTAGGGGCTTTTAATTCCTTGTTTTCTAATTCTAATTCTTCCATTTTGTTTTGTTTTAACGGCCTTGACCTCGGTAAACCTTCGGCTTTGGGCTATGTTTATTAAATGATTTCTTTGCTGAACCTCGTTTTCTACTTCCGAAGCTCACCTTTCTCGAATCTCCAGTCTTCGTTTTCGCCATCTTTATAGATTTTTACTTGTATTGTTTCGTCTCTAACCTGTTGGCATAGCATCGCAGTTCCTCCTGCCATTGATAACTCTTCTAAAAATACCATCTGATCTGCTGACATTCTATCACCGATAGCTTTAATCTCGCAACAAACAAAGTGACCATACTTCTTACTATAACCAATGATGTCAGGAACTCCTTTTCTACCTATGAAGGCTCTACCTCTAACTGCTAGGTTATTGTTCCTCCATACTTCGTTACCATTATCCTTAAGATACTCTAACATCATCTTTGTTAATTCACTTGCTGATTGGTATGCCATTACCAAAATTACAATATATTATTAATATACATTAATACCAGCGTATAAGTTCATCAGTTGGCATCTTGACATATTTTATTTTATCCTTTACTTTTATCTCGCCTATTCTCCAATATCTTCTAGCCTTTACTCGTAAAAACTCTGCTCGTATAAATACTATTCTATCTCTTAGGTCTAAGTTAAAAGCAAAGAACTCTACTCTTTCATCTGATATGCCACTAGGCTGACCATCGTTCTCATACTCTAGCAAAAAATAACCCTTCTTTAAAGCTTCGGTTTGATGTATAACTAAAACCTTAGTACTCTTAGCAAATATTCTTATAGCCTGGTAAGTACCATCTACAGCCTTAGCAGCTTCTATCTCAAACTTTCTTCTATTTCTATAGCCCTTGGACATAATCTTGAAAGGTCATTGTTTCAGGTAAAAATCTCAATGCTAGGTTTTTTGTGGCTCCGTGTCTATTCTTCTCCACCTTACAAACTACTAAATCACTAGGAGAATATTCTCTGCCACCAATCTCTACTGACTCAGTTTGCTCGTAGTAGCCTGGTCGCATTAGCATTATCACAGCATCAGCATCTTGTTCTATAGATCCTGATTCTCTAAGGTCAGATAGCTGAGGCATCTTATCCCCTCGTTCTTCTACTCTGCGTGATAATTGGGATAGGGCGATAATAGGTACTTCCAACTCTTTGGCAAGTGCTTTTAGGCTCCTACTAATGTAAGATACCTCTTGCTCTCGGTTTTGGTTTGACTTGCCAGTACCACTCATAAGTTGAAGGTAATCGATAAAGATAATCTTTATGCCATACTTCTGTTTAAGAATAGTTGCTTTGGCTCGTAGCTGGGTTACACTAATACCGCCCATATCCTCTATGTAGATGGGGGAAGTAAGTATCTTGTCGTCAGTTCGCAATAAGTGAACTTTTTCGTTATCGGTCAGTAAATTCATTCTAAGACGTTTTAAGGGCAGTTCAGAGCTGATTGACTCTAACCTTTCAACTAACTGATTAGAGCTCATTTCAAGGCTAAAAATGGCCGTAGCGATGCCTCCTTGGATTGCTATGTGGTAGATACTAGAAAGCATAAAGGCAGTCTTACCCATTCCTGGTCTAGCAGCTATGATAACAAAGTCAGGATCTACCCAACCACAAAGGGTGTTATTAAGCTCCATAAAGCCTGTGTTTATACCTAATAACTGACCACTAACAGCAGCATCACGACCTTCAATTAGCTGCATAATGATTTGGTCTATAGTCTTTTCGTATATATTACCAAACTCTTGCAATCCCATAAGTTGTTTACTAAAGGTAGCTAGAGTATCATCAGTAGATTCAGCACCATCAAAGGCCGATACCTCCATTAGTCGGCCCAAGGTTGCTAACTTTCTACGCTTGTATAATTCTATTACTACCTCTATGTGGGTGTTTAGGTGAGCAGTAGATACGACACTATTCGTAATCTTTGATAGATATAAGGCACCTACTTCTTCTGAATGTTTATTATCTATAAGTCGTTGGAACACAGTACTTAAGTCTATTTGTATGTTCTTATCATACATCTGCTTGATAGTTCTAAATATTAATTGGTGTCTTAAATCGTAGAAGATTTCTTCGTTTAAGTAGTTGACTACTAAAGGCAAAGCTCTTTTATCTAGTAGAATAGAGCCTAGAATATTCTCTTCTAGCTCAAGGTTTTTAGGTAGGTTTATAACATCCATTATTTTATAAGTTTTATGTATATATCCTTATATGGATATAATGCTACGATTTCATCGTTTATTAATAGTACAATACTTCTACCTTGAAAGGCAATCTTATCTGCCATTATATGTTCCTGTATTGTTAAATCGTTATTAAAAACTAAATATTTATTCATTATTTAAGCTTTATTTTAGTTGTTGTGTTAGGTTCAAAGTTTTTACTATTCTTAATCCAGGTTCCTACTCTTCTAGCTATGTCGAAGAATTTTTGGTCTTGGTATCTCATCTTGCCTTTAGCATCAGGTTCAGTCCAATAGTCTAAAAAAGATTGGTATTGGTTACCAAGTTTATCCTTCTGAGTTTCTAGTCTATTAAGAAAAGCTTCCTTTTCGTTATATAGTTTATTATTTATTATAGATGTATTATTAATCAATGTATTATTATCCTTCGCCTTTTCCGAATACCCCCCTTCGGTATTCCGAATACCTCCTTCGACTTTCCGAATAGGTATTGTTGGTGTTAAAATTCTCTGTTTTACTTGCTTTCCTTCGTAAACAAGAAAGGTAGTTACATATCCCTTCTCTACTAACTGAGATATTATTTCACTAACCCTTGAGTTGCTTAACTGAAAAAATACACCAAAATAACTATTACTAGCAAAACAACCTTTCTCTGCATCTAAAGAATCAATCTCTACTAAGAAAAGTTTTTCCATCCAAGAAAGTTTCTCATCTAACCAAACCTCTTTAGGAATCCATACACCTTTAAAATCTCTGTTCATAAATAAAAAAAGCCCCATCAAATTCCCCCCAGTCGGATTGGGGGTTCATATCAAGGGCAATAAATTCTTAATGAGTATCCGACACTCGCCACAAATATACTAAAACAATTTTGGTTGAGATTGCACATCAGAAATCCTCTTATTAGCTATTTCTAAATATTCTGTACTCATTTCACTACCTATGAAGTTTCTATTGTTCATTATTGAATGTATAGCAGTAGTACCACTACCCATAAAAGGATCGTAAATTAGGCCACCTTCTGGACATCCAGCTAAAATAGGCTTAGTTATTAATTCAACATTATAGGAAGCATAATGCTTTACTGAAGAAGGTTTAGTTTTTATATCCCAAAAGTCACTAACATCGCCAGGATTTTTACCTAAAGGATTAAAAGAAACTGCTTTTATTCCAATTTTTTTATCATCATAGGCTTTAGCCCCTTCTTTATATTCGTTTCTTTTACCATCATTCCTCTTATCATTACTGCATATATGCTTATCTCTTATAGCATCTAAATCAAAATAGTATTTTTTAGATTTAGTCATTAAAAATACATACTCGTGTTTTTTGGCAAATCTGTCATTAGTGCTTTCAGGCATTCCATTTCTTTTTGCCCATATTATATCATTTCTCATAATCCAACCTCTATCAATACAACCAATAGCAAATCTATGTGGAATAAGAATTAAACATTTATCTAACCCTTCATAATTTGGCTTGGTATTTGGCTCAATTAGTTGTTCGTGTTTACTTCTTAAAGATTGATTACAATTTGCATATTTCGCCCTTGAACCTCTAGCATAAGTATCACCTAAATTAATCCAGCAAGTTCCACTTGGCTTAAGAACTCTATAAATTTCATCCATCATTTCCCAAAGATGTTCTAAATATTGTTGGAATGTTGGTTCTAATCCCCATTGCCCATCATAACCATAATCTCTTAATTGCCAATAAGGTGGCGAAGTTATAACGCAATCTAAAAAACCATCTGGCATCTTTTTCAATGTTTCTAAACAAGGTTCGTTGTGTATTTGATTAATCATAGTGTGTTTTTTGAAATTATTCTAAATGCTACTACTCTTTCTTTGTCTAGGTGCTTTACCATAAACTTCTTTCTAGCAATAGGGTTTAATGACTCTCTAATGCTCTGTGCTGTCACTTTAGACTTCCTACTAGCTGCTGCTATAGATTTAAAATGAATCTCTTCCTTGTTATCTATAAACACCATTCTAATTGGTATGTTATTCTCCATCCCCTTTATCTCTTGACTCATATGGTTTAAAATGGTTTTTTAATCCTTTTATAAATTGTTTGTTATTATACTTAAACTCTCTTTTGACGAAGAACTCTTCATCGATTTCTCCTCCATCCATTGCGTTGGGATATACGAGAATGTCATCATCGTAAAAGTTCCTAACCATACCTGTGTCGTATAGTACGACTTTCCAAACTGTGTTTGTATCTGATCCGTAATCGATCCAAGCGATTGCTTTTCCGTACCCAAGAGGAGTGTGAACATCGATAGTATTTTTTAATTGGTATATCATTTTCTTATTAATTCTTTAATTTCTACTACTGCCATTGCACTACAATAGACAACAATAAAAACAGGTACTGCAATAAAGAAAAATTTTAACATCCCTAATGTTGCTTTCATTGTTATTTCTTTAAGGATATTTTAAATGTTGTTGTAGATACTCTAGGTGCTGGGTGTACCATCTCTCCAGTCTCAGGATCAACCATAGGTGTGTTAATAGTTCTTAGCATCTTCTCTCTTTCTTTAAGAGCATACTTAAGTGATTCTACTTCGTTATTAAGTTTAGTCCAAGCATAATCTTGGTCATAGATGTACTTAACACCTGATTCAATCTTAGTAACCTCACTACCTAAGACATCGGCCTTACCACCAGGGTACTTAGCTAACTCATCTACTACGATTTCTCTAAGCTCACTACGAACACCATCGAATAATTGTGCGATAGCATCCATACGAACTAATGTTTCTAGTGCACTATCGCCTGTCTCTTTAAAGTGTTCTACAATAGTTGTCTTGATTAGGTCATTGTTAAACTTACTCGGTTCATAGGTAGACAGTTCTACCTTAGGTAAAAATATTTCTGCACTCATTATTTTTTTGTTTTACTTGTGAATGATTCTTTTTTAGACTTAAGCAACATTAGTAAGGCTTTATCGCCATCTATGTATTGCTTGTATCCGTAATATATATCTACTAACTCCTTATTTTTTGTGCAATCAGTAATCTGCTTTATTAAATCTACTCTATCAACTTGCACTTCTACTAACTCTTCTACTTCTACCTCTTGTACGGCAGGTTTTTTGTTGTCCTCTTTAGCGAAATCCATTTCTTCAGCAGGTGTAGCCTCGAATCCAGCAGCTTTCATTAGCCAAGCAAGTAAGTTCCTATAAGCCTTACCAATCGCCCTTGTCTGTGCCATAGATAAAATAGCATATTCATCAAAGTATCTCTTAGTTTTTTCGGCATTCGAGCATAAGGCAATGCCTGTAGCAACGAGCTGACCTGTAGTAATATTGCGTACCTCACAAGTCGCCATATATTTAATAGCAGTTTCATTTGATAAATCTTGAGTAGATGTAATAATTGGCATCAATCCTAGTGAAGCTCCAGCAAACTGCCATCCTTCCACATTAACGAATTGTTTACCTTGAATGTTAGACGATAAGCCTTTCTCTTTGATTAGCTTAGATAACTCTGTGCTTAGTTTAAGCATTGAATCCTTGTTGATTAACTCATACGAAGGACTAGTTGTTTGTAGTTCCATAGTTTAGATTTTTTGGTTGTGTTTCTTGATAATAATAAGCTTCTCTTGTTGGATACTTTTGCCATATAGACAAAATAGATTCCATTAATTCAAGGTTAGCTTGTGAATAATTGATTTGGTGGATAATCTTAGCGATAAATAATCGCTTTTCAGAATCATCCCATAGTGCGAATTGACTTAGCATTTTTTTTGTGTTTTGGTGAAGGAATATAAAGTTTAAGTAAGAATCTGATTTCTTCGAATTGTTCGGCATAAATGTCATTGGTTTGCATATCTTGTTTGTGCATACGCAATCCATTGATAATCGTTGTATGGTCACGATTGAATAGTCTAGCAATAGATACTAAGGTGATACCTAGGTAGGTTTTTAGGATAGCATAGCATATCCCTCTAGTAAGTATCAAGCTGCGTGATCTATCTTTTGATATAGCATCCTTATAGGTTACATTCATCTCTTTACAGACAAACTCTATTATAGTTAGCTCATCAAGTTTACGCTTGGTTAGGATTCCTGGCATAGTGTAGTAGTTTAGTTTATTCCGTAAAGTCATAAATTTGGTTTTTTAATTCTTCTATCTTTTTGCGATAGAAAGCTTCTACAATCTCAATCATCTCTTCGTCAGCCTTAGCCAACCTAGTGCGAATCTTATAAGGTGTGTACCCTGTAATCTCACAAATCTTTTTTATATCGCCATACTTAAGCAAGGCACGATAATCTCTAATTAGCATCTTTTAGTTTTTTATATAATTTATAATGTCTGTCAATGGAACGCATAGCTCCTTCAATCGATGTGAAATAATCACCTCTCCAATAGTAGAACTTATCTAGGGGTTTTTTGCTGTCCCAATGGATAAACATACCACGATAGATGTAATCTTTTTTAAGTCTTTGGCCATCTACTGTAATCATAAAGTAGTCCTTAAGGCCTTTTTGTTTTAGATGGG